CTGTGGGATATCATGTATTAGATAAGCTAAAAGACAAAGCATATCCAAACGTGTATCATTCTAAAAAAGGAACACATCAATATGTTGAGCAATACGCAGCAGAGGGCAATTCATCCGTTGTTCCTGGCTTCACCACTTCTCACAAGACTCGACCATTGATTATTGCTAAGTTTGAAGAGTTCATAAGAAACAAAGTTCTTACTATTTATTCTAAGCGATTAGCAAATGAATTAGATACTTTTATTTGGAAGAATGGAAGACCAGAAGCACAACGAAGTTACAATGATGATTTAGTCATGGCTGCTTCTATTGGATGTTGGGTGAGAGATACAGCAATTATCGAAAATAAACGGGATATTGAATATAAAAAAGCTTTTTTAAATGCTATGATATCCACAAAGACAACCCTAGATACTCGCGCGCCAGGTCAAACAAAACCTAATATGCGCGATAGAATGTTTGATGAGCGTAGAAAAATGAAAGAATTTGCTTGGATATTTAAGGGATAATATATGGCTAACGACAACAACACTAAGAATGCTGAGTCACCACTGTTTAAAAGACTAACACGCCTTTTTTCAGGTCCAATAATTAATTATAGGTCACAGAATACTAGACAACTTAGAAGACGACGCTTAGATAAATACGCAAGAACCTTTAAAGATGTGGCAGGACAAAAGTTTGAACGGGCTGGTTACAACCCATTAGATAATTTTAGTTCATACAACATGGACACTCAAAGTCGTCTTACTCGATATTCAGACTTTGAACAAATGGAATATATGCCAGAGCTAGCGTCAGCATTGGATATATATGCTGACGAGATGACTACTTTCAATGTATATAATAGAATGCTTCGAATCCAATGTCCTGATGAGGAAATCAAGCAGCTTTTAGAAACTCTATATTATAAAGTACTTAATATAGAGTTTAATCTTTTTGGGTGGTCTAGAACCATGTGTAAATATGGAGACTTTTATCTTTATCTAGACATTGACGCAGAGATGGGAATTACGAACGCTATTGGTCTTCCTTCACGGGATATAGAAAGACTAGAGGGACAAGACAAAAACAATCCCAATTATATTCAGTATCAGTGGAACAGTGCAGGTATTACATTCGAGAATTGGCAGGTTGCACAGTTTAGAATTTTAGGAAATGATAAATTTGCACCATATGGTACCTCGGTGTTAGACGCCGCTCGTCGTATCTGGAGACAATTAACTCTATTAGAAGATGCAATGATGGCATATCGTATCGTGCGTTCTCCCGAGAGAAGAGTGTTTTATGTGGATGTAGGTAACATCCCTTCTCAGGATGTTGAGCAATTCATGCAACGGTTCATCACTTCTATGAAACGTAACCAAATTGTAGACCCAGACACTGGTAGGGTTGACTTACGTTATAATCCAATGTCCGTCGAAGAAGACTATTTTATTCCCACCCGAGGTGATTCCAAAACTGAAATAACTTCTCTTCCCGGCGGCACTTTTACTGGTGACATTGATGATGTTAAGTATCTTCGTGATAAGTTATTTGCTGCTATTAAAATCCCTCAATCTTATATGATTAGAGGAGAGGGCGGCGAAGAAGATAAAGGTGCATTAGCTCAAAAGGATATTCGTTTTGCTCGTACAGTCCAACGCTTACAACGTTCAGTCGTAACTGAATTAGAAAAGATTGGTATTATTCATCTTTATACGTTGGGCTTTCGCGGTGATGACCTTATTAGTTTTAATCTAAGGTTAAACAATCCATCTAAGATTTCAGAACTTCAAGAGTTGGAAACTTGGGATAAGAAGTTTGCTGTGGCTAGCGCTGCTACAGAGGGATACTTTTCAAAGCGATGGATATCTCATAACCTATTTGATATTTCGGATGAAGAGTTCTTGCGTAATCAACGTGAAATCTTTTATGATAGGAGAATTGCTACACAATTGGATCAAGTGGCTGAAGAGGAAGCTGGAACTGCCATGGGCGGCGGCGGACTCGGCGGTGACCTTGGAGGAGAAGAAGGAGGTCTAGGCGGCGAGCTTGGCGGTGACCTCGGCGGCGGCGAGCTTGGCGGTGACCTTGGAGGTGGTGAAGATCTAGGAGGTGACCTGGGCGGCGGTGAAGAACCAGCTGGCGAAGATGAAGTTCTTTTAGCTGAGCCTGGAGGTGAAGCTGGTAAACGTGATGACAAGCGAGGCTGGAATAAACCAGATGTTTGGATGGACAAAGAAGGAAATACTACAACGCGAGATTCAAAACATAAAATGTATCGCCCAGTTACGCCAAATCAAGATAAACGTAAAAACCATGGTCCTCGATCGCGACAAATGAAATCACTAGGCAGTCATGAAATGGCTAGAATGCCTTCTCGTCAAATGAGAATGAACTTACCGTCGAGCGCAAAAGAATTACTAGGACTGGGTAAAGGTATATTTGAGAGTAAAACAACTAATTATGAGAAAGAAGAAAAAGAAATCTTTGGTGTTAAAGAAGAAATAAAAAAGATATTTGAGGATTTGGAGCGAATTTGATGGCTAAACATAACAAAAAAAGAAATACCGCTTTTATATATGAAGTGTTAATTAGAGAAATCATAAAACAAACCATTAATCAAAACAAAGAGAAAAGAAATATTGCAATTGGTGTTATCAAAGAGATATTTAAAAAGGGTACTGTTTTACGGCAGGAACTAAATCTTTATAAAACTTTATTGGAAACTAAAGATTTAGACCCAAGAGTAGCTGAAAAATTAATGTTTGAGGTTTCTAAACGACACAAGCGAATTGACCCCGAGCAGGTATTCAAAGAGCAAAGTTACGCTATCTCGGTAATTAATAAAAGCATATCAAAGGGCGTGTTCAACAATTATGTTCCTCATTATAAAAGCTTAGCTACAATCGCACAAATATTTGGTGACGTAACGAAGCCAAAAACAAAAGTTCTATTAGAGATGAAAATAATCAACAAGTTGTCATCTAAAAATATTAAAAAAGAACAAGAACTAAAAACTTCCTCTTTAATAGTAAAGTCGTTTATCAAACGATTTAATGACACGTATGGAGAATTATTAAAAGAACAAAAAGAACTTCTTTCTCAGTATGTTTCCTCCTTTCAGGACAATGGCACTGAATTCAAATTTTATATGAATGAAGAGATTGGCAGACTTAAAACAACCATCAGTAGGTCTTATGAGTTGGAAGAAATACAAAAAGACAAGGCTTTAAAAAACAAGCTTGAAGAAGTAGCTACAATGTTAAACGATTTTAATAAAAAGCCACTTAATAAAGAGAGCTTCCTGCAGGTATTAAAAATACAAAATTTAGCTAAAGAGTTGGAAAACTAATGGTAGATATTAAAGTTAATCCAATACCTAAGACTGTTACCATCAACATTGAGAAGCCTCAAGCAATTGTCCATCTAAAGGCAAGAAAAACTATTGCTGGTGATGTAATGATTTATGACCACCCCGATATTGATATTGTTGTATCACCAAGAGAAAATAAAGTATTCGCCATAGCTAAAAAAAATTATGGTGACCATGTATATGCAACCCAATCACGCTTGTTTAACTATCTTTCTCAAAAAGGTGTTGTCGACGCGTCTAAAATTAGAGGTGGTAATATCTTTGGCTCCCTAGAAGGACCGGTATTGGTCGCTGAAGAAGCACAAAAAGAAAAGGTTGATCCTTTGCAGATTGCTGTATATACAGTTGCTAAATTTCTTCAAGAAGAGGCGCCACATATTCGTGGTTATAAAGAATATGAAGAAGAATTTGATAAAGAATTGACAGACCCAGCTGAAGATGAAACCACGGAACTCGGAAAAATTCCGCATGAACCCCGCCAGGGCACAAACAATAGATACCCCGGCTCCACTGCAGCTTTTGGCTTAACTGGTTATCACGAGTAATAAATGGAATTATTATATTTTGTTTTGACTGCATATGGTTTGACGCAAATTATCGTGTGCGGTTCTATATTCAATAAAATTAGACCTTCAAAAGATTGGCTGTATGGATTTGGAAAGCTCTTTCATTGTCCCATGTGTATGGGCTTTTGGACTGGTCTGTTTTTATTTGGAATAAATGGATATACAGAACTATTTACCTTTGAATATATATTTGCTAACGCGCTTATTTTAGGATGGCTAAGTTCGGGAACTTGTTATTTATTAAGCGTGTTGGTTAATGATTTTGGATTAAAATTAAATCATAGGAGCGAAAATGAGTAATTTATGGACATCTAAATGGAAGCTTCAGCCTGTTCGTAGGTGTTGCAGTGGCTCTAATATCAAGCGGGTTGTGCCCGCTAAAAGGGAATACCAATGGCTAAACAACTTTTACGAGAATTCTTTGAGTTAAAATGCGACGAACGAGGTTGCCAAGATCTTTTGACCGAAGGTGAAAAGAAATGGATCAAGGAAGGGTTTACCATTTTTCCAGCTAAACTACAGCAATGTGATGTAAGAAATGGAAATGGAAGGTCATACCCACGTGATGTTTTAGAGCGAGAAATTGAGAATTATCAAAAGCTAGTAAGAGAAAATAGAGCAATTGGGGAATGTGACCATCCGGATGATTCAGTTATAAATCTTAAAAATGCCTCTCATATAATTACTCGTGTTTGGTGGGAAGGCGATTCTGTTCTTGGAACGATTAAAGTTTTAAAAACACCAGCAGGTAATATTCTTAAAGGTTTGTATGAAAGCGGAGTCTTATTTGGTTTTTCTTCCAGGGCGATGGGTTCGTTACAAGAAGGTCAAGACGACCATGGACCAATCCAAGTTGTACAAGACGACCTTCAACTTATCTGCTTCGATGCTGTTTCTGAACCTTCTTCTCCAGAAGCATATTATTTAGAGCCACATTACGATCAAGTTAAGTTAAACATTGCTGAAGACAGCAGGCATTTAAATAAGTTCTTCACCAAAAGTGATAAAATCAATCGAGCTTTAAACGAAGTTTTAAGGAAGACTAATAAATGAAAAAAACAAAATTTCTTGTTAAAACAACCAAATCAGAATTAGAACAAGTTATTAATGAAGGCATATGGGACAGTTTAAAGTATTATGTAGGCAAAATGGGTTCTTTGGAAAAGGGCGGCAAGCTTACCGGTAAAGATGAATATGTAGCGAAAGCCCGAGAACAGTTCGATAATACCCTTACTAAAGCGGCAAACGCGCAAGTTAAAAAGCTTGTAGATGAACTCAAAGGTGAGTTTCCTGAATTTCCCAATCAAAAAGATAAATGGGAATTTTTAAATGCCACAACCGCTATAGCTGCTTTTTATGATAGTCTTGCCGCCGCAGTCGATAAATACAACACTAAGCTCCCAGCCGAAGAGCAAGAAGAAGGAGCAATGGCTCCTGAAGTTGCCAATGGTATGGTGGAAGCATTACGTGAATACCTAAGAACACTATTAGATGTAGAACTATCCGATGTATATAAGCATTTTACAGAAGATGAAGACCTAGAAGGTGCATTATTAGAAGCCGATGATGAGGATTTACAAACACAAGCCGAAGATGGTCGCTCTGAGGCTGCGCGTGAAGGCGAAGAAGCAGCTGCTAATTTTACATTTAATGATATTCCTAATATAGAACCTCGTTTTTTACAGCGTGTTACAAAAGAATTAGACGGAATCCAACTTGTGGTGAGTCTTGTTGGCGCATCAGAAGAGCTTCAAAACGCTTTTTTGGAAGTAATAAGTACTGGGGCTGCAGAAATGATAAGAGAAGATATTGACGATATCGAGCGGCGCATGAAGACGGACGGAGAGCGCGCAGTGTATCACAACAGGAAAGTAACAAAGGCTCAGGCAGGAGTGGTTGAAATAATCAGAAAATTAGCATCCCGTGACAATATCATACTTCCCACCGGCGCCGGAACATCGACACCTGAACCAGAAAAAGCAGCTGATGTTGACACTCCAATTCCTCCTGATGTTAAAGGACCAACAAAGCCAACAACAACCGAACCAACTGAACCAGAAAAGCCAACTGAACCAGAAAAAACAACCGAGCCAACCGAGCCAGAAGGTCCTGCACCTGAAGATGTTTTAAAAACCAAAGAAAAAAGTGGAACGTGGAAAAGCTTAGAAAGCAATCTTTTACCGGGAGCATTAGGTCTATTGGGCGGCGGATTTAGCGCAGCCCATATGGCTTTGGCACATATATATTCTGGACCACAAGCCGGTGAGATAGCAGAAGACATCTACAAATTAGAAAAACAAAATGCGCCCGATGAAGAATATGAAAAGCTGGTGCAACGTGCTATGCCAGATGTAGATTTAAAAGCCGATGGCGGTTATTTAAGAATGGTTACGCCACCAGGGGGTAATCCTGCAAACTTTGCGCAAAACATCGATCATTGGGCAGAAAAGACCGGTCGCGACCCATCAGAAGTTCTGCGAATGATTGCAGGTCAAAACCCCAATGCTGATTTTCCTTTAGAAATGAGCGACGATGCAGGACAAGTTTTATATGATTATTCTAAACAGTATCCAAATAAAATTTGGGGTGCTATTGGTAATTCTTCTACGCCTCCTTCATCACATTTTTTAAACTATGTTAAGAGTAATACGGATCTAGATCCTAAAATGGCGAGAGCTTTAGCACAGCCAGGGTCTATGTCTGGTAGTCCCCGAGCAGCTGCCACATTACTTGGTGTAGCCCCAGGCGGCTTATCAATCCCAGGCGTTGTTAAAGTAGTGGCACAAGTCCTTAAGAAACAAGGCGCAACCACGATTAAAAAAACCCTCGTAAAACAAGGCGCTGGTGGTATGGCTGCAGCATTAGGTGGCACCAAAGCTGGAGCAATTTTGGCAGGAAGCGGCATACTTGGAACACTAGGCATTGGTTTAGGCGCCGCAGCAGGAGCTATTAAACTTGTAAGAATGAAAGGCAAGAAGTCTTCACGCGCCCAAGTATTAAACGACTTGGAAGGCACACTAAAAGATTTTGAAGGCGGCGGCGTTTTAGAGCCACCGGTCGATCCAGATCCAGTTGATCCAGATCCGGTCGATCCAGATCCAGTTGATCCAGATCCAGTTGATCCAGATCCAGTTGATCCAGATCCAGTTGATCCAGATCCAGTTGATCCAGATCCGGTCGATCCAGATCCAGTTGATCCAGATCCGGTTTTACCTCCACCACCACCCAAACCCCCAGCGGACAACGTAACACGTCTTGGCTTGGCGCGTCTAGATGATGATGGTGTAAAGATTTATATTGGTACTCGTAAAAAAGAAGATGCTAGAAAATTAGAAAAAGATTTAATGCAGGCGGCAGAAGATGAAGCTATTGTAGGCGGCAATACCAGCCCTTCTACTGATAAGCTTGATAAAGAATTTAAAAAGACACGCCGCGCCCCAGATCCTATTCTTTCAGACTATGATACAATTGTTAAAAGAATAAAAGGTGGTAGCAAAAGAGAACCAGAACCTCACTTTACAGTGGATAAGTCTGTTATGCGTGATATACGTAAGCGCTTAGGAAGTGAAAAAAGAAGTGGTATTCCCAACAGCGCGATTGATGCTTTAGTTACAAACACATTAAAAGCTTATCTTGCTAAAAAAGGCAAAATAACTTCTAGGGATGTTACTCAAAGTCGCGATATAATGAAATCAGCGCTTAAAGGTATTAAAGTGAGCGAAGATCAAAAAGATATTCTTATAAACGCATTAGTTAGTTATGGTCTAGTTCGCCCAACTAAAGCCCGAGGCGGATTAAAAGCTCGCTCTCAACAGAGACGCAATAAGGCTGCGAGACAAAAGCGTAAGGAAAAGAAAGGAGCAGAAAAAACAGCTGCACCGCCTGAAGCCTTACAAGAAGTCAAAAACAAACAAACTTTAGATAGATGGCATCTTCTTGCCGGAATTAAAAAATAAGAGGCAAAATGAAAAAATCACAGCTAAAAGCAGTTATTAAACCTATTGTAAAAGAATGTATTAATGAGGTTCTTTTAGAACAGGGCTTGCTTTCCAATATTATTGCAGAGGTTATCAAAGGGGTTCAGCCTATCCACGCGCGCGCTCCCATGCCTACTCCAAATAAACAATTAATATTCCAAAAGCAACAAGTTGAAGAGCAACGCCAAGAGTTGGAATATCAAAAACAACAGCAATTAAAAGAACAGAAAAGAAAACTTTTAGATGCAGCTGGGTTTGGAACTGATATTTTTGCTGGCTCTGAGCCAATTACCGGAGGTATCACAACTGAAAGCAAAGACCCATCCGGAGGTCAAGCTGGTGCCTTATCTGGTGTAGCCCCAAGTGACCCTGGTGTAGATATATCTGGCATTATGGCTGTTGGTGGAAGAAATTGGAGCAAAATGATATAGGAGTCTCAATGTCAAGCAAAAAACCAATTAGAGCAGAAGTACGAGCTAAATATTCTGATGAACCGATTGAAAGAATGCTTAAGCGTTTCAACAAAAAGGTGAAAAAAGAAAGAATTATTGAGATATTTTTAGAACAAAAAAGATACGAAAAGCCGTCAGATCGCAAACGAAAGCTCCAAAAGAGAAGAAAAAAGGTTTTAGAAAAGCTTCATCGCGCTCAACAGAAGAATGCCAGTAGATAGACTATATGGTATTTCTTTCATTTACATACTAATTAATCATAGATTAAAAGGAGTGTTTTTATGTCTGCTATGTTAGAACAAGCCATTATTGACGCAGAGCAATTAAAAGAGGCTGCAAAAAAAACTGCTGAAGAAGCGGTGGTAGAGAAATATCAAGATGAAATTAAAGAAGCAGTTGAAAAGATTCTTGAACAAGAGGATGACCTAGGAGGTATGGAAATGGCGCCTACTCCAGAAGGTAATTTAGAGTTTGTAGAGGATCTCCCGTCTGCCCAAACAACTCCTGATAGCGAAATAGTAGAAATTAATTTGGACAAATTAGAAGAAATGATGGCAGCAGAAATAGAAGAAGGCGGTCTAGACGCGTCTGAGATGGTTTCTCGTGAAGAAATTGCAGAAGAGCTAACGGAAGACGAGGAAGTTGAAATAGACGAAGAAGCGCTTTTAGAATTAGTTGACGAAACACAAGAAATCGAACTAAATGAAACAGATCTCGCTGCAGCAATCATGGAAATGCTCAGTGAAGAAGAAGAAGATACCCTAGGGATGCCCTCTGACGCAGAAAAGGAAGAGGCTAGCCAAGAAGGGTCCGAAGCAGCTAGCGCTGCAGCAACAGGAAAAGGAACTACTGCTGTTGAAGAGCTTGAAGAAGATAAAGCTGAAGAGGAAGCGCAAAAGGGTAAAACGCGTGACAAAGAGGGTCCAGGCGCCGGTGGAGGATATCGTCGCCACCCGAAGACGACCTTGCAAGAAAACCTAGATAAAGTAGATAAAGAAAAGAAATCCCTTCTAAAAGAACAAAAGAGATCAGAACGAAAAGTCCAACTATTGAAAGAAAAAGTAGATAAGTATGGCACAGTCATTAAACAGCTTAAAAATAAGCTTAATGAAAGCAACTTAACAAATGCTAAGTTGTTATATCAAAACCGCATTTTAAATAGCGTCTCCTTGAATGAGCGACAAAAAGATAAAATTGTCGAGGCTATCTCTAATGCAACTACAGTTGAAGAAACAAAAATAATTTTTGAAACTCTTCAAAGTGCAGTGGGCAGCTTTATAAAGAATAAGGCTCCACAGTCGCTGCGCGAAGTTGTATCACGTAGTTCTTCAGCGTTTATTCCTCGTAAAGAGGTAAAACCCCAAACGGATGCTTTTTCTGAAAGGATGAAGCGTCTAGCAGGATTGAAATAGAATAAACAAAAAGGAGAAAAAACAAATGTCTATTTTACAAAAACTTACAGAGGGTGTCGTTAGTCGCGACATGCGTAAGGAAGGTGCTGCTCTTCTCAATAAGTGGGAAAAGACAGGTCTTCTTGAAGGTCTCAAGAA